TCAGGATATCTCAAACACTTTTCCGTCCTCAGCGGCTTCTACGTTTGCAAATTCGGTTGCGGCTTCGTCTACCAATTCGCTTATGGTTTCGTATCGGTTTGAAAAATGCCCGATGATGAGCTTGTGTACACCGGCTTTTTTGGCTATCAGCCCGGCTTCCCGTGCGGTAGAATGGAACTTTTCCGCGGCGACGGTATAATCCGCAAAACAAAAAGTACACAAAAATACGACAAAGTCTTGTCTTGGTAGCATACCTGTTACCCAAACGAAAAGTACACTTTTAAAAAATTAACATTTTTAGTAATTATCTGATATTGTATTGATAAAAATAATTCATACTTTTGCAGTACCACACTTTTATGCCTCATTGATGATGATGTCTTAACCGGCAGGCGTCAATGAGGCTTCTTATTGACATAAAAGTGTGGTAACTTTCCTGCCGGTTTTTATATTTCATAGTTCGCAGTCAAAACCTCTATCTTCTTCGCTCCTATTTTACTACTTGCAGACAAATTCATATTAATCCGTTTCACAAACCAATTATTAGCAATAATCGCCTTGTCAAGGTTATCATTAGGATAGCTGCTAAGAAGAAATTTGCCTTTAATCTCTGAAAGAGCTTTTATCAATAAATCAAAATGCTCCTGTGTATAACCACCATAATGCCCCTGATCAGCATTTATATAGGGCGGATCACAATAATGGAATGCATACTCATTATCCCGGCTCCTGATTACCTGGACAGCATCATTGCATTCGATCTGTGTTGTTTCCAGCCTTTGTGAATAGATATCCGTAAACTCAACCTTACGGGTATTCATATATCTTTCGGTTTTGCCTGTAATATCGTATCCCCAACTTCCAATTATCCTCGTAAAGCCCATGTTGGTTGTTACCCAGAATGCCCATGCCCTTCTAACCTCATCAAATAAATAGGGCGCATGGTAAATAACCAGCGCCTCTTTGTATTGCTCACGTGAATGTAAAGTCTGATCAATAAGTAGCTTTAATTCGAAATAATTTGATTTCAATTGCTTGTAGAAATTAACAACGAGCGCATTAATGTCATTAATCACTTCAACGTGAACCGGCTCCTTACCCCAGAACACTGCCCCGCCTCCAAAGAATGGTTCAACGTATATTTTATGTTCAGGGATAAGCGGCAGGATGTGCCGCAACATTTGTTGCTTGCCCCCATAATAAGAAATGGGAGTCCTTAAATAGATTTTCATACCACACTTTTATTTAGAATTAATTTTAATCCGTCGAAAAAACTATACCGTCAAGCGATATTATATCCTGATCCTGATCGGGCGCACTGACGTTTCCATTACTACTGACAACTACATTTGTATGCGTAAATGAACCATCCGAATTCAGATAATTTCCGATGAAATATCTTGCACGTTGAGGTCGAAATCCACTCGGTAAAGTAAATACCTCATGAGTCGTTGGATTAGGACTGATTGCCTGACCACGCAGCCAGACATTGCCGAAGGCGTCCTTTTTAAATGCCAAAGCAGAATAAGAACCACTATTCTGGCTTACCCAATTATCTAAAAGTTCGGGTTCTCCATCGGCTCCTGGAATATGCCATTCTCCTATTTCAGCCAATTTCTCACCCATCAACTCAAAGAGTCGCTGAGCAGTTATTGCGATCAGTTTACCGCCAGTATTCTCTGGCGCTACTGAATAGAATTTGCCACGCCTGATCTCATAGGTATCATGATATACGCCCGACCCAAATAACTTCAACCCTGCAAGATCATAAGTCACCTCGAGATCAAAAACCGGTGTGTGAGTTTCATCGCTCAGCGCACTTGCTTCAGGGACAAGTAAAATTTCTCCGTCAAAATAGATGAATCCTGTAGTACAATCATAATATCCTGTCAGCGGATTAAAAGTCAATTCACAGCCCGAGATAATAAATTGCTCGCTATATGCCGCAAATACAGCCTCAAATGCCGTCCTTAATCCTCCAAGGCTTTCATCCATCCATCTGAAATCATCCAGAAAGAATGGAAATTTACCATTAATGTCGGTTTTTAGTTTGTTCATTTGTTTATGGTTCTAAAGCTAATACTAAATAATTTTTGCCTGCTATTTTGAATTTGTCAACTATGCTTCGCAGATATGCCTCTTCTATATCCGTTACGGCTTCTTTATGCACCCTGACAATAAAGTCTGCCTCAGCCTCAAATTCTTCCATATTGCCAATGTATTGAGGATCTCCATGAACCGGTATGCCTTCCCATTCATCATCAACATTCATCATATATACAGCATCAAATGGCTCTGATTTGTTATGAAAGTATAATGGCTCTGTTCTGACCGCATCCTCGATAGTTATTTCGCATTCGCCGAAATTATTTGTGAATAAAATGGTTAACAATGATTCAAGCACCATTGTTTGACCATTGTAGTGCACAAAATCATTAATTGTATTTTCAAAATAATAGAAGTTATTCGCGATTTCCGCAATATCCCGGAAATCATTTAAAGGATTAATATAACCCAGCCTCTTTTGCATCCAGGATACAAAATTCGGCTTCCTCAATGGAAGAGGAATGAAAAGCTGGAGGCTTATAAAGAAAAATAAGACTTTTTGATACATTATATATATGTAATCGTTAAATCGGATTCGTCAAGTGAAACATGACCAGCTTCGCTTTCGTATTCCAACAGGTTTATTTCATTAGAAAAATCGTAAATTACCGTATCCACAAGAGTATGAGTATGTGCGGTCAGCAGTTCAAGATTAACATGTAAAATTCCTTCTTCGCTCCTAATATACTCAACGAGTGCATCAACATTGATAATCCCTCCGAATTCTCCCGCATTGACGAATTCCAATATAGCATCCTTTACGGGATAAATAGAAGTGTTCGCAATCAACTGTCCGTTTGTGTTAATAATCTCTTTATTAACAGTTACCGTCATTTCAAGTGAAATCTCATCAGCGGGCTGGTTGACAAGTAAAACGGCAGTACCCGGATGCTTGATCTTTGAAATATAAGATAGCAGGGCATTGCGCTCTTCGGTTGTGAGCAATTCCGTCCGATCAGCTTTAGCGACTTTGGCAATTATTCCTCCCAGCCGTTCTGTAACGTGAACATATTCGATGATCTGAGCATCTATATCTTCCTCGCTATATGCAGGTCGGTAATCGATCAGCTCAAGATCATATCCATATTGAAATTTCAAGAGCTGATCGCGGTACCATCCTTTGGTTCCTGGCACTGATGCCTCAATTGCCGTATTGACGGCTATGATATGTGCATCGAATATTTCGGTTAATAATTTGTAAGCAATTGCAACCACATCCTGCAGGTGGCGCAAAATGCTGACTTTCGACAGGTCGTTGTAATCACCTGCTATGCGTTCCTTTATGGTTTCTATCGACTCAGCCATTGATGTAATAGTTAATTGGTATGTCAAGATCGTCGAAATAATGAATCCCGGTTGTCGGGATAAAAAACTGCCCGAAAAAATTACCGGGATGGATTTTATGTGCAATTTTTTTGTCAATAATGGCATTGAATCTGATTGCAACAGAGTTACCATTATCAATATGTTTTCCGAAAAAATTGATCAAATTCATATTATCCTCTATGAGCATGTTCATTCCATCCACAGAACCGTATTCCTGGATGACAATCTCCCATGCGGATTGTCCTTTGTCAGGAATTATATCATAAGTACCTGGCATCTATTTCAATTTGAGATCCGTTAATTTTAATCTTATTAATCGTAAGCCCTTCAGCCCGGAATTGCTGCCGGACCTCCCTTGCCAGGTTAGCAGTTGTATCATCCTCTATGAAATCATGAACTCCGACACCCACGAGAGGATAGAGTTTTAGATCGCCTTTATTGAACTGCAAGAGGAGATTCTGGTTCTGAACGGTGGTATCGCCAACCATAGGCTCCTCCCCATCGAGCAGGAGATCGCCATCATCATCGAGCAATATGTCTGTCCATTTATTCATGAAATGTGACTTTCAAGGTTATTAGCCGCCACTACAGGTCCGCCGCTATTCGACATAGCTGCAGCTGTAACGTCAACCGGTGTGGCGGCTACGGTAGCTGTTTTAACGAATTCGTCAACCGCGTCTGATAAATCCGACGCAAATTTCTCGATCGATTCTGCCTGGTTGTCCATGCTTTTCAATTCATTCAGCATGGTTAATATACGTATTTTCAGCTGACTTTTATTAAGCATTGAACAATTGATTTATCTTATTATCAATCAAATCCAGTTTAGCCTGAGTTACCGGGCTGATATTACCGGCACCCGAAGGTGTATTAATAATAGCATTTTTCACCTCTGTAATGAATTCGTTTAAAATGTCTTTTAACGCTGTTTGATCATTCTTTAAAGTGAATTTATCTTCAAGCTTTAAAGTACATTTTTCATTTTCAAAGGCGAAATTATCATCCTGAGTATAGGTACTTTTTTCCTGCTTTTTGGTTAACTTGGTGAAATCTGTATAAGCCAGGATCACCCATTCATTGCTCTCCTGGATGCGACCGATTAGTACTGATGAACCTACCTTTGGGAATACGAACAGACCGGTTTCTTTTTCGTCCACAGCCGCTTTTATGCGCACCTGGTATTTATCCACATCCTCAGCATCGATCACCGTACACGTCGCAGCATTTTCATCCACATCCTTGATTGTGCCAGTGAGGATCACTACCGGCTGCCGACCAAGTTCCGATATTGATTTCCTTATTTGCTCCTCGATCGTCATAGTTTTATCCCGATATCGATGATCCTGCGCGCTCCGGAAGTAGTATAACTCACTGTCGTGCCCTCAATGTAATAATCCCCGGATTTCTCCTGGTAATCTACATCCTCGATAGAGGCTGTCATTCCAGGAAGTGCATACGGCTGCAGGAAGGTCGTAATTTTACCCTCGTAGCCGTTGAACTTGTACTTCTGCAGTTCCTCCTTTGCCAGCTTCTTAAGCTGTGCCTTATCCTTAATATCATAGAAAAAGAGTGTTCTAATCTCCCCGTCATCATCGCCGACTTCCACTTCCACCTTGGTATTATCCTTTTGTATGTTGATCGCTTTAGCCTTTAATTTAACATCCTCAGCCGAGCGATACTTCAGGTCATTATCCTCAATGGTATTATACCTTAATTTATACTTTACCTTACCCAGGTCGGGAGCATAAGCCAGCCCGCAATAAAGCACTCCGTTAATATCAAAGTAAGTAGCCAGCCCATAATTTGTTTTAATTACACCAAGCGCAGCTGCAGCATTGGCTTTGACCTCAAAATTGGTCATAGCCACATCCGGGATCAGTCCGCTGAGGGTAATTCCGGTTCCATTAGTGATGAACTGAAGTACCTCCTTCAGGGTGGTCGACTTCCAGCTCTTCTTAATATTCTTTCGTTTTAGCAGGTAGATGTTATCTTCGCACTCTACCGTTACTGGTATGGTGAAGTTAACCCTCCTGACGTATCCCTGGAATTCTTTCTGCAGGTCGGTTCCGTAACCCAGGCTTATGGACACCTGGTCGCCGGCTTTGAATTGCTTTGCTGTCTCCACCGTTGTTTTCGGTTCGCCTTCTTTAACGAGCCTGGCAGTGGCAGGGATGGTGATCTTAGCCGTCGCTCCGATATCATGGATGCTGCGCTTTATTTCCACGGCATTCACCGTTTTGAAGTCATAATCGCCGATGGTTATATCTGAAGCCGGGATTAACATTATTTTATTATAAGTTCAAAATACTGATCGCTCAAACATTCTATTTCATAAGCTTGTATGTGCTCTGATCCCTTCATTTCAGGAAATCGGAGACCTTTAATGATTACCTTATCATCTTCCTGAAGGAATATGTCGGTAAGGGCGCATTCGAGGCTCAGGCTTTCATTTTTTTTCCACAATTCCTGAAGCTTCATGATTTTTTCATCGGGGAAACTGTTGTTATCGTCAATCACAAAGCCACGGATTGAGATTTCATAAGAGTCAATATTGATCAACTCTTTCACGCTTCCCTCGTATCCGATCAATGGGGTCTCGATGATATTCTTTTTGCCGGTGAATGATACCAGGGCAGGATAAAGCTCCAGTCCTCCCAGCTTGACCGGCATGAAGTAATATCTCCCCCTGCTGTCCTTTGCCCAGAGCGGCGATCCCAGGGCAGTCTCCTTCTTCTTTTCGGGATACTTTTCAAAGTGATAGTCGGCAGCCATGTTATATCCCCAGGTTGCTGCAAACATCGCCGGTAACTGGAACATTGGCATAGCTATTGTTTTAGGGCATAATTAGCGGAATTCAAGACCCGCGCCATCTCTTCCATGATGATGTCGCGTATCTGCGCCGCTCCTTCCTTTACATTTTGTGCATGGATCACAATCTGATCCTGGAACTTGCCCAGGGTAATATTGATCGTTGTTGGGCGGGTTCCTCCTTTGGTTATATCGTCGATTACGTTATCTCCTCCAAGACCTTTTCCGCCTCCACCGGGAGGATTAAAACCTCCCATGAATGACGATGTGCCTCCAAGCATTTCCTTCAGCTTAGACTCCTTATCGGCAAGATCACTGAGTTTATTACCGATAGCCCCGCCGATCGCCTGTCCATATCCTGTGAACTGACCTTTCAGACCTATCCAGACAGTCTTCCAGAACCCGGGACCTTCATTCAGCAATTTGAACTGCTCCTTGTAAACACCTTCAAGCATATCCTGGGCAGCCGCCATCTTCGCTTTTTGATCTATGCTGGCAGCCACCTTATCGTAAGCAAGTTTCAGTTCATCGAGTCCTGCCTTTTCGAGGTTCATACCCTCCAGGAGTCCCGGATATTGCTCGTTAAGCTGTTTGATTAACCTCTTACGTTCATCTGTGAGAGGATTAGTCCTTTTCAAGGCATCAAACAGCAAATCAAGGTCCATCTTTTCACGAATGGTGTTTTCCCTGGCTCGATTGGTAACCTCATCATAGACAGACCTGGCTTTGTTCAGCTTGTTTATAATGGCATATAAAGCTACTCCGAGGGCGGCGGCTCCGGCAATGATCAGTCCGATCGGGCTTGCCAACATAGTCATGTTAAGCTGTGCTTGTGCAATAGCCCAGCCTTTTGTTAATCCTATCTGAATGAACAGGGCTGCTTTCCAAGCAGCAAGTACCATTAAATGTGCTCTTTGTAAAATTAACCAACCTTTGTAAACAACCGCAAAAGTTAATGTAACAGCAGCCAATACCTTAATCCATCCTATATTGCGCTCAACCCATTGCGCTAAGCTGATCAATTTGGTGAGCACTTGCATTATCTTACCTCCAAAGGCTTCGATATACTTATCCATTTGGTTCATGAATAATTTCCATGGACTTGCATTAGCGACAGCTTCAGCACGTCCTCCGAATTGACTATTCACTTCTTTCAGTATGATCGCCTGCGCTTCAGCAAGCTTACCTGTCTCGACCAGATTCTTAATCAAATCTTTCTGTCCTTGTGAAAATTGAACTCCCGACCGGGTTAATGCCTGTAATCCCATTAACGGCTCATTGAGCGCCTTACCGAGCTGTAAAGCTGCACTTACAGCATCCGTATTCATTCCCGTAGCCATGTCAAGAATTGCGGGAATAGTGCGATCATATATATCGCCTCGAATATTCTTAAAGGTTAGTAACATGGCCTGGGCTTCCTCTACCTGCTCATCTCCGAAGAGGGTTTTTTTCTGAAACTCGGCAGCTTTATTAGCGAGTTCGGTAAATGATTTTCCTGCCGCAAAATTGGTTGATATGAGAGCCGATTTCAGTTGCGCGTCAGCCTTCGCCTGAGCGTCGAATGCCATGAGCGCATTACGTCCTCCCATGATCAGAGCCGACACACCGATATAGGAGGCAACCATTCCCTTCAGCTCGCCGGTCATTGTATTTACCCTGCCGGCGCCAGTCTTAAGGTTGGAATTATAAATCTGCTGGGCGGTATTGAGCTTGCCGTAGACTCCTGAAGCAACAGAAGCAAGCTTGTGCAGCTTGCCGCTCATGTAATCCTTAAGGTCGGTTGTGTATGTATAGTTCCTGTCAGCCATTGAATTCGAGTCCTTTTACTTCCATCCTCCTTATCTCTGCTATTTGTTTGAACTTCTCAGCCCATTGTGCATCGGTGAGGGTATCCGGGTCGATGCCGAGGTAATACTGAATGATCGTATCGATGAAGCCGATCGGATTCGCCTCGTAAGTTCCCGGCGTACCCTCTATGCTTTTTTTAATTCAAGATTCTTTATATTGATGATTGTATCTATCTGACTATTAATGCCCAATATAAAATCATCATCTTGTTTAAGATTTTCATCTCCATATAACCAGCAGTTTTCGATAATTGCCTCACACATGCCCAATGGATTATTAATAGAATTGGAGAGCGCAAAACTTACTATTTTACGATTCGGTTTAGCAATGACGCATTTATCTTTAGTAATAGGATCGGTAATTGTGATTACATTTTTATAATCGGCCTTCCATTTTAAATACTGCCTAATGGAAAATTTAACCTCCTTTATCATCTCATCAATCTCTGAATCAGTCGCAAAAACAAGTTTATCAATTTGATCAACTATTTTGGGATAATTATTACTGAAATCTTTTATTAAAGATTTCCTCGGAGGATCAGTAAAATAGTTTGGATCACCTCCAGCAGCAGGTACTTTTTTTAATTCTGCGCAAAAAACTTCAAAATCGGTTTCAAGTTTATTGAAATCTGTGTCAATCGTAGGTGAGATAACAATGTTGTTTGTCTTGTTCATTTGATTAAAATTTTTGAAAATGTTAATTCGAAAATTGCACTGAATATTATGCTGTAAATAATAAAATCAAAATACCAGGTGAAAACTGGCTGGTAAAAAACGACAGCCAGGATAAATGATGCTTTCATTACAAACTGAGCCAAATGCCAGGCATCGGTAACGAATACCAGGACAGTCGTGCTCAGGAAAAATGCCCTGCCATGTTTCACGTCCCTGTGCCGGTATTTATTTTTCCAGGAATCAGGTTCCACAAAGCGATACCACTTTGCTGCGGGCTTATAAAAGATGCTCTTATAGAACCTAAATTTAAGGGTATCCATGATACCCTTAAATAATGATGCGAATAATATGAGCACCGCAGAGATCATTTGCGGTTGAATGTGAATCCGAAAATGATCATGGCAACCAGGTAAATACCTGCAAGCCATTCGAACCATCTTTCGGTAACAACCCCCCCGATCCATGCCGCAATGATCATAAGCAGGAATATGATAACAAGTGCCGCTATCGCCTTGAATTGTTTCCGTGTCATTTTATGCCCGCTTTTGAATTTCGAGAGCCACAAAAGGAAGGGTTACTTCCATGAACTTGTCATTCTGGTTGATTGCCTTTTCCACATCTGTGAACTCGGCGAACTTGATGATATCAACAACAAGGACAGTTGTATTGCGGTTCGGCTTATAGGTAACTACAATATCGAAAGGAGGAAGATCATTAAGGTCAACTCCTGCTCCTGCAGCTTCCTGCATTTTCTCAAGCCCTCCCTGTAATATCTTCAACTCGCCGGTGTAGGCAATGTTCCCTGAAGAGATATGCATTGGTTTATTACCGCGCCCGTAAACCGGTTCCTTTTCCTGTGCTGTTTTGTAGGAAACTCCCCTTGCATGCGTTACCACCACTCCGCCGATCAGGATATCGACGTCTGCCCATACATAATCTGCTGTATTAGCCATGATTATATTGTTTTAAATTTTAAATTCTTAAGCTGTCAATGCCGGGTTCTCGAATCCCAGGCTTATTTCAATGTCCGTTGCATAGCCTACCGGTGTGATCCGGAGGGTTATGTACACCTTGTTCGTGCTGATCACATTCTGATCGGGATCGATGAAGCTCCTGAATGCGCTGATTTCGCCGGTAGCAGTCATCTGGCTGTTAACCTGGTTGTCGATGAGCGCCTGCCAGTTCTTTATTTGTCCCGGATGAATCTTGCCTTCAGCATCCACCAGAACTTCATCCTCGATCTCGTTGACGTAGGTTGTGTATGCGATTGTGATCGCCTTATTGATCACGCGTCTGCGGCTGATCATGGCATAGTCATCGGTGAGAGCCGTAGCCGTCGGATCGCCGGTGAAATAGAATCCGGTAACTCCGGCAAAGTTTCTCATTGCGATAAAACCTTTGTCGTGGAGATCACCCAGAGCTGCAAATGCATCCACCTTGCTGCCGTCGCTCAGGTATCCCTGCGTAACACTGAGCGCGCCGGTTTTTTTGCGGCTGCACTTCCGTTGGACCGGGTCGGAGGCAAGCCTTCCGAGCAGGAGCCCAACAGAGGCAGATAAATCATGCTCGTTGCTTATTATGGCATTTTCCCCTGAAGCGAGGGTAATCGCCACCCGGTTCATCGAAGCTGTACGGAGATTAACCAGGTCGCCGGCATCTCCCTTGAACTGGCGACCCTCGATAATGCCTACAGCCGGTGTGAATGCAGCTTCGTAGTCCGCCAGAAGGGATTGAAGATTTACGGCTGCATCATAAGCATCGTCATCCAGCCCGTGGACAGTTGTCGGTTCATAACCTTCGTCAGGCTTCCTGGTAATGCCGAGAAGTCTGATTTCTCCTTTTGCATCATCGAGGAGCTGCTTGGCATATTTATTTGATTTATCGCAAATATCCGCCATCTCAATCGTGTTGGCAACCACCATGATCCACAGTGGCAATCCGTTGCCTCCCTGGGCATAGAATTCCTTGATGTTGCGATGAGCATGCACAACGTTCGCCGTGTCGTAGGCTGCCGTTATACCGACATCCTCCGCCTCTTTGAGCGAGAATATCTTCTTTGAGGTATCGAGGGCGAGTCCGGAAGGCGCCGCAACGCCCGACAGGATCATGCCGGCTACTGCGTCATTCGTAAAAGCGACGGTTCCCAGTGCTCCGTTTTCAACTGTTATTATTACATTCGGGAGTCCCATTATTTGTTTCTTTTAAAATTGTTTCTACTGATTTATCCTTGAGGTTTTTCGCGTTCGATTCCGCATCCTTTTTTTTAAGGAATATGTTACCGTTGCTGGTCATGTATGCTTTGTCGAGCTTCGACCGGCGGGCGAAAAATCGTGCTATTTTTTCTTCCCTGGTCATGCGGTGAAATGCTTGGGCTGAGGCAGCCGCAATGACGATGCATGACGCATAGCCATTTCCTTATTGATGTAAATTTCCCCGTCACCGGTGACCCAGAGTTCTTTAATGTCCTCGTTTGCAGACATGAATTTTTTGGCTATTCCATCGATCTCCTCGTCGCTCAGCTTCGCCTCGGCAGGCTTAGCCAGGTTATTCACGATGCTGGTAAGCTTTCCTTCCAGGTTAGCGATGCTGTCAGTAGCTTCGCCGAGCTTGCCCTCAAGTTCGTGAACCAGGTTCTCGGCAGCTTCTTTAGCTTCGGTAATGGATTTTACCGCTTCAGCTGATTCGAGAAACTTAATTTTCTCGATTAATGCTTTAATGGCTTCAACCGCTTCAGCGGATGTGGCTTTAGCTTTTAGACCTAAAATTGCAATTATTTCTTTCAT